GCGGGTCATCTACGGGGAACTCGCCAAGGTGTAGCTGCGGGTGATCCGGGTTCCAGCATTCGGGGCAGGCGCGCACGTTGGTGTTTCTACCTTTGACAATCAGCTCTCGCAGCTCCCGCAGTTTGTACGGGAACCCGCACACATCGCACAGCGCTAGCGCTTTTTGGCCAGAAGCAAACCGATTGCTCATCGCTACCTCGTGTAGTACATGCGAGGCACAAACCGTACCGGGGCCTTTTCTCTATCTTCGCCCGCGGCCAACTCAAACTGACGCTCGTACTCTGCCTGCAGCATGGGGATGCGCGGCATCAGCGTGGGGTCTTTCTGCGCAATGTAGTAGCCAAGCCCCGCTACCAGACACGGCAGGAAACGGAAGTTGACATCAGGGGTCTGAGCCCCGGCCCCCGCGTCTTGAATGCGGCGCATCCTCCAGTACTTAATCACGTAGTACGGAGCGACGGTCGTCCCTTGATCCGGCACGGGCCACACCGTTACTGTTGGATTCTCTTGTCCCCGGTCGATGTAAAGCTGAATGGGGCGCCCCTGAGTGAGCTTGTTGGGGATAGTCGAGTATGTGGAGACGCTTATTCTGGAGATGTTCAGGTCTGACTGCGTGCTGACGCTACCTGCCCCAGTACGAACAACGTGTTCCAGCAGATCAATTGTGTCCGCCGGCAGGTCGTACGTGGCGATACCTTGGCCAAGATTGATGGTGCCTTCTTCAATCGTCCACATGTTGATACCGCGATTCTGCCACTCAATCGTGAGCAGGTTCATCGAGCGACGCGCTGTACGCAGGTCGTAGCCAGAACGCATCTCACGCCCAGCACGTTCCCACGCCTCTTCAGCAATCTCGGTAAAATCCAAGTTGAACGCGGTAGTCCCGGACGTCGGCATTACTTTTTCCTCTTCAGCGGATCAACTCTCTTTGGAGCGCCGGCAGGCTGGCCTAGACTTTTCTTCTGGGCGATACGCGAACTTTTTTCCGCTGGGGTTATCTCAGATGCCGTCTTTGGCGTTTTGCTTGAGACCCGTTTACTCGGTCGGCAGTACGGCGTGCCGCGTTTTTCGCCTTCCTGACGACCACACGCCTTACCGGTGCGCACGTCCTTCCAGTCTTCCTTGAACCAGCGTTTGAGCGCCGCGCCCTTCTCAGTTTTCCGAACGGCCATCACCCACCTCGTTTACGGCACTTGGCAATGGCCCCAGAAGCGTAGGCCGATGGAAAAACTTTGTACGCCGCCTTCACCTTATTATAGCAGGCGTCTTTAACGGTTCCGCCTTTTTTGAAAGCGGGCCCGGGCAGCTTAGCGGGGGCCACTGCCCCCATCCCGCGGCAGGGTCTCATAGTCAGACCATCTTGCCTTTGGTGTGGCCTTTCATACAGCAACCATCACCGCGAGTCATGCCGCCTTTGGCGTAGCCCTTGGTCATGCCGCCGCTCATCATTTTCTTGGTGCCACAGGAACCGCCCATTGCCATTTTCTTCATTGGGCCAGAGCCTTCCATGTCCATACGCTTACGGGGAGATACCATCTTCATATCCATCATTTCTTTGCTCCTTTGCGCTTATCAGCGCCGCTGAATTCTTTGCCTACTGACTGGGGGACCCCAACTTGCTTAGCAAACTTGGGATTGTTGGCTACTGCCACCATGAACTTTCGCTGGCGTTTCGATACAGATGGCATCTCAGCAATTCCAAGCCCGAAGGCTTTTGTTTATGCGACTGTTCGGGTCGTTCGCCGTTTTAGAGCTGGTGTTCTTGGCTTTCATCCCTGACATTCGGGCACAGAATGACTTTCGTCGCGCTGCATCCTTGTCTGTTTTGGGCTTCGGCGCGGGAGGCTTTAGTCCGGGTTTGCCCGGGTTTGCTTTATTATAGCTAGCGCGACCCTTGGCGTTCAACCCGCCTTCTGGGTCTTTACCCGCTTTTCGAGTCCACGCTGGTGATTTAGCCATTATGCAAACACCCGATGTGGGTTATTCGGAGCAACAGGATTGCCCTCGGCGTCGGTCACGAACCATTCCGCAATATCAGCCATAGCCGCTTGTATCTCAGGGTCGGTTGATGCCATAGCCAGTGCGCGTAGATCATGCGGTGTTATCAGATTAGCATGGAGGTATGGAACGCCGTCAGGGTTGACGATGATTACCTCGTCTTTGCTGATCTCACCAATGTAATCAAGGCATCCGCAGTCCGTGGCGTATACAGTACCCTCGCCTACTGGAACGCCTTCTTCGTCGTATGCCTCGTAGGCAAAAGCAAGGACACCTAATTTAACACCCATGTCCAGAAGCTGCGGATAGTTCACTGTTCTCAGGAAGTATGTGTTCATGCTGTCACCGCCTGAAGGTTGGCGCTTGTAAGGGCTTGTGGGTAGTAGGTTAGGCGCTTGAGGTAACCGTTGAGGCTATTATGGGAAGTTCCTCCACCAATAACGAGCTGATTTACAACAGGGACAGTGGCGGTTGTGTCGGTAGAAACAGCAGCCCCATCACATGAAATTGCGTAGTCGTTAAATTTATAGGATGCCGCAGCTATCTTGTAAACATTGGCAGCAAAAGAGCCGTTTGTCATACTGACCTGAGTTGTTCCTGCAACTACAACCGTCAAGCTCAACGCACTGGATGAGTTATTTCGTAACTGCATACGGTTGCTTGTGGTTCCATCCTCAGCAGACAGTATACCGCCAGTAGCAGCGGTGTTTGCCGTTAACGCGCTCGCAACAAAACACCCCTCACTAGGATTAAACCACTGCGAGAAGTTCGTCCCGGTCATCGCAGCACTATCAGCAACACGGGTGACTTGTGAGGCTACTGTGGGGATGTAGGGAGTGGCGAAGGCCCCGGTTTCAACTGAGCCTGCCCATGCAAAAACAGAATCGCCGCTTGTGACAATGCGAATTCCAAAGTCTTCATTTGCAACAGTCTGGGTTAGGGTAAACCGAGTCCATGCGCTTGTTAGAGTAACGGTCGTATAAGTAGCCCCTCCGTCCATAGTAATGTCTATATTACCAGTGCCAGTGTACCGCTTGAGATATAGTGATCCGGTCTTTGCGGCACTTGCGACTACACCTAAATCCTGAATCGTAGTGCCGTTGGCGGCACTCGCTGTTAATTGGTCGGCGGTCAGTGTGCCATCAGGCGCAATCGTTTTATTCGCTGCAACCGTAACATTCGTTTTGACCCATGCCGCGTTGTCGAATTCTTCAGAATATAAACACCGATTCGTCCTCGACTCCCAAACACTCCTACCCAAGCACTCCCCCGTCACAGGGTCAAACTCTCTCGGCCACTCGTTTGCAGCAGCGGTTTTCAGTTGTCGCTGGTAGCGGGTAATCGTTTGGGTTGTTGTGGCTGTGTAGGCGGTCAGGCTTGATCTGTTTTCAAGTTGCGCCAAGGTAACTGAGCCAGTAACGGTCAGCGTCAAAGTTCCAGCCGTAGGGGTAAACGACAAACTGACCCGATCAGATACTCCTGTGCCAACAAGCGGCCCCGCCGTAGATGCACCCGACAGTGTAATGGTTCCCGTTCCAGTAAATGACACCACATAAGCAGTTGCGGTAACGGTGACGTTCTGCGTTGACAGCGTGGCACTATTAAGCAGCAAATTCTCCTCAGCCTTAACCACCTCCTGACCGTAGTATGTGCGTGTGCCAGCCCTCGTAAATGTAATTCTTGGATCAACATAGATACCGTTGACTAGGTCTAGATTTAAAGTGGGGCGTAGATTTGGAAAGTTATTAGCCATGTGTCACCTCAGTAAGACGGATACCATTTCGCTGTCGCGGAATCGTAAGTTAATGTCAGCGCCTTGCTCACAACAGCAGTCGTAGCAAGCCCTATGTTCCCCGCCGTGGTCGTAGACCAAAGCCCTGTAGGTATCAGTGTGATCTGACCGCCGCCGCTCTGCATACTCAGCGGAACCTGTATCGTCACCACGTTAGTTGTGCCTGACACGAAAGCCACGGGAGTCTGTGCAATGATTGTCGATGCGCTTGCAATTGTGGGCGCTGTGTTGGGATAGGAAATCATGGGGAGGTGGTCGTAGTACGACAAGGAGCCAAGATACTGATTTAATGGTATCTCATTAGGGGCAGTGCCTATGTAGCTCTGATCGAGTATTGTGCCTTCATCGACAGCATTGGTCAGTATGCTCGACACCAGAATACGCTTGTTCTGGTCCGCCGCTGCGGCCTCGCTGGGGTCAACGATTGGCAAGTAGTCAACGGCGGCATCTAAATCTACGGCGCTAAGCAACGCCATCTGGGAAATCTTTTTGTCTGCCATGTGGGTTACCCCTCCAATTGAATTCGCGTTGGCGCGGAGCCGCCCTCTTGCAAAATAAACTCTGTAATGGAGCCTTCTATTTCAATAAAACCAAATGAAACAGGGGGCGTTGGAGGGACACTGGAGTACTGATTGACAACACCAGCGCCGCCCATTCCTCTGCCCACGTCTACCGCAGTGGATACATCCGCAACAACAGACTCCGCACCGCCCGTGGTGGTGTTAGCCTGATTGGCTACAGAAGACCAACCGACGTATCCCATTTACACGCCAGCCTGAATAATGGTTGCAGTCGCCGTGCCCGCGCCCGAGTTCACAAGAATCTTGATCGCTCTGACAGGAAACGCATAGTTGCCGTCAGCATTCGCCGCTAGCGCCGCCAGTGTCGGGTGGCTAAAGAACACTGGCGAGCCAGCAGGGTCGTCAAAGGTATGCTGGATAGTGTAATTGACCGTCCCAGACACAACAACGCCAATACCCACATTAAATGGGTTCTCGTAGGTGTCGAGAGGGATCGACGCAGACGATCCAGTGCCCGTTTTACTTACAACAATAGGTCGCATGGCTTACTCCTTAATGAGACCCTGCAGGATCATCGCTTTTCGCGCAGCTGAGCCCACAGCAGGCAGCTCAACAGGCGCAGGTGCTTGTTCCTTGGTGGTCTTTTTGGCTGGTTTTTTAGCCTTTTCGACGTCACTCATGGCTTACTCCTTAGCGGGTTTGCGCACCGATGATGTAGTCCAGCGTGGTTGCGCGGGTGCCGCTGGCTGAACCAGACACGCTCATCGCTGCCAACGTTAGGTTTTCGTCATCAGGAATGTTGGTGGTGTGCTGCGCAACTTTTCGCCCGTTAACAAAAAACGTCACGCTGCCAGTGCTGGCGACGTTAAACGACAGCACGGCGTAGGTGTCATCAGCCAAGTCAACACCAGAGTCGGTGGAAGTCTCAGTGCCGTCCTTTTCAGTCTTGCACAGGATTGATGCGTCACCGTCGTCCACTTGGAACACGATGCGGTCAGCTGCAGTCAACATCGCTTCTGGGTTAGTGGCAAAGTTAACCGTCAAACCAACACAAATGTCAGTCTGGTCAGCGTCGTTGCACTTCAGGCGCGTTGAAAAGTAGATGTTTTTGTCAGTCGCCACGCCAAAGATTTCGTTGCCCTGAATTGAGGCGCCATCGTTATCAGTTGTGGCAGCAGAGGTCAGTGCTACTTCACCACCAACCGTGTCAGCCACGATAGCAACGGCAGCGCCAGAGTCTTTGACCACAGTCCAATCATTGGTGGTATCAAACGCCACACCAACAAAGTCGTCAAGCAGTGAAAATACTGACAGATCGATGCCAATTGGCATGTCAGTCATACCAGCGAAGGGCGCGCTTGTGTTTGCACCAGAATAGAGTAACGGACCGGAGTAATGAGTAGCCGACATAATGAAATCCTCACATGCGAGTAGTGCGCTTCAGTCTGCATGTCGTCCGCCCGGTCGGTCTGCAGCGCGTAAGATGTCCCGGGGATGTGCGTTTTATATCACGTCGCTGGAGGGGGGTCAATGTACTGGAAAACCAATCCCATAAACTGGCCTTTTGTTATGGGCTGGCCGCTCTTTAGGGCCCTGTTTATGCCTGTGGCTGTAATCCCATAATGCTCCCGCGCGTGTTTTATGCTGGGGAACTCCATGTTGGTAGATACCTCAAGTACCCGCCTTCGTACTTTCTCACAGAAGGATTCTGGCCTGTTTTTACCGTACCAGAAGTTACCCTCCCCAGAGAGCGTACGGCTTGTGCGCAATCTTTGCTCCAGTGGTATTTCTCTCCCTTTTAATGCTATAGACCGTTTGCGTCGCGTTTCCTCAGAACACGGGCGCCCTTTACTAGCGGCGGCAATCTTTGCCTTGGCTTCAGGTGTATGCCTGCGCTCTCTGTGGGGGTGTGCAAGATTACTAGCGCGAATACGGGCTTTCCGCTCCTCAGGCACAGGGGCCCCCCAACATGGGTTATTTTTCCCGGAATTCGCCTCTCGTAGTTTTTGTTTAGTAGTTTCAGAGAATACCTTTCCGTAGTTGGGGGTGTCTGCACCGCTTTTTCCTCTCATGGGCGCTCCAGCGTACTTCGCCCAATTAAAACAGTTTGGTAATCCGACACTTTCATCTAGGTAGCGTTGCTCCGCAGCAAACAATGCCTCCCCGCTGGTTACTTCTTCTAGTATTTCAAATACAAACGACTCTTCACCGTGGGCGTCCCACGACGCCTGCATGTGGCGGTTCGGGTGCGCCTGCTGGCGTAGCTGACGACGGTGTTTTGCCCACCGTTGCCTCAAATTGCTGCTACTGCCAATGTAAAACTTTTCGTTTTTGACACAGGTAATTTTGTACACAACGTTCATGGCGGGCTCCTCTAGTTGTATACCGGTATACTATACCGTTTGATGGTAAAAAGAAAGGGGCCGAAGCCCCTTTCAGATACCGCTTATAAATCAACAACTTAGGATGCGCCGGGGGACCCGAACACCCCTAACGGATCGCTGACCCCGAACGAATATCGCTCACGCGCCTTGTAACGGGCGTTGCCTGTATCAAAGTCGGCGTCCATTGACGTCTGCATCGGCGTACGGGTGAAGTGCTTCAGTCCGTTCGGTACGTCAGTCATCAGGAACCACGCGTTGGTATCAGTCAGGTAGTGATTGACTGCGTAGCCGCCGGGGATAGAGCCGTTGGTTTTCAGGGCGTTAAGGTCGTTGTCCGCAGTGCCTACGCGCAGCTCAGTTTCGAGCAGGCGAGTTGCGACGAACATCAGACTTGGGGGCACAATCAGCTTCGCCGGTTTAGCAGCGATCAACAGGCCACGTTCATCAGTCCACGCAGCGATCTGAATGACGGCGGCTTCCAAAGAAGTCTCGTTCAGGTCAGAGCCAGTGGTAGGACGGTTGCTGTTAACTCCACCAGACACCAGCGGGTGGTCAGTCGCACACAGAACTTTGCCGTCGCCGTAGGTTGGGTTGCCCGACCCAGTAAACGCGGTGTTCAGGATAGCTGCTGCTTTTACCTGCTTGGTGTACGCCATGGCACGCGCCAACGCTTTGGTATAACGAGTAGACAGCGAGTCATACAGGTTATCTTCAACTGCTTCTTCAGTGATGGAGAAGCCCATTGCGATGGTTTCGTGAGTGTAGCGAGCGGTGAACGCTTCTTGTGCATTGTCATACGCAATAGCGGAGCCTTCGTTTTTAACGGGGGCAGCGCCAAAGCCAGACAGCTTGGTTTCTTCTTCAAACGAACGCTCTGAAGTTTCACTTTCGTAAATCTCAGTGTGTTCTTCGCCGTATTTTGCATACTCCATGCCAAACAGAGCGTTAAGCCCCGGCAGGAGTTCTTTCAATAGTTGTGCGCGTGAAATAGCCATGGTTCAAAGCTCCTTATAGGCCCACATTGTTGGTGTAGCGGTGGAAGCCATTACTAAAGGCTACCAACACGTCTGGGAATGCGTCGCTTGTGGGCGACACAAAGGAAACAATGCGGAAGGCGCCCGCAGTAGTCTGCACCGTGGCGTCAAGCGCTGATGTTGAGTTACCGGTAGCGGTGCTACCTGTGCTCGTGCTTTGTACCGTTGGGAACAGCGTGTTGGTTCCGATGATCGTTTGTGTGCCTGTGCCATCCAACTGGGCTTGGAACAGAACAAAGGGGTCATCGACAACGTACGCTTTAACCACGCCGGTAGTGCCGGAGGGGTAGTACTGACTGAAAATCACTTGCCCTTGGGCGTTTACGTACTCACAACCAACGAACACACCCAGTGCGCCAACACCATTGCCGCCGAGGTTGTTGGTGGTTGCGTCCGCTCCAGTTGCTGTACAAAGGGCAACATAACCGTCTGCCCCAAGGATAACAACTTGGCCGTAGAAGAGGTTTGTGGCCTCTCCAGCCGGGTCAATCAAATACTGACTGGTGGCGCCCGCATAGGGCATCCCGTCTAGTCGTTTAACGGGGCGAAGCCCGTACGGTGCGGCAGTTGTAGCCATGATAAAATCCTCAAATTAACCTTTACCAAAAGTTACCGTAGTTTTTCTCTCGTTGAAGAGAGGCATTCTAGGGTCGTTTTCCCGCATAAGATTTTGGTCCACAGCGATCATCTGAGACTTGGTTTGGTTGGCGTAATAGGCATTACGCTCTTCAACCAGCTCGACCGGCGCTTTACACAGAAGCAGGCCACCAATGACGACATTATCCTTGAAGCGTTCGTTCTCAATGCTACTTAGGAAAATCTCTGGGTGATCCACTGCGCGTACGGGCTCCCAACCTTCACGGAGTTTAGAAGATACATTGATCGCATCAGCTTGCCCTCGGGTACTCACACGAACCCAGTGGAACGTATACCCTGCTTCCGGGGTCGGAGAGGGCAGTGTTTCTGGGCGACGCCACGCTTGTTTGCGCGGAGTACGTTCACGTTTTTCCAGTTCTCGGTCAATTCTGTTATCGGCCATTATGATCTCCTCAATAGCGCAACCTGTTTGGCGTAGTCTGCAAGTGGTACTCCCAATTTCTTAGCCAGCGCAACTTGTGTATCGCTTAATCGCACCTTGATAGGTGCTGTGCTCCGCGTAGCGGGTGCGACCACATTTGCTGCTTTCTTTACTACTCGGGGTTCCGTTGCGTCTTCAATATCGTCATCAAAGTTCTCAGGGAACAATTTTCGCATGCGAGAATTTACTTTCTCGTAGTATTCATCCGACGTAGGGTCTACACCCTCTTTTACTAGCTTGCTATGGTAACCCAGAGCCGACGCTGTCATCTCGTCGTCACTGCCAAACCACGAATTATCGTTTCTCCATGCCTCCGCTTTCACATCTCTTGGTATCGAAGGAGCTGGGGCGGGGGGCTTTTGCTGCTGTTGTACAGTATCGTTTGTATTTTGTAAAGTCCGTGCTTCCGGCGGCTGCGCCCGAGGAGCTAGGTTATTGACCTTATCCATGCGTATTTGGGCAGAGTTCAAGCTTTCTTGGGCAGCGATAATAGCGTCAGTCCCACCGGCTTCGTAGGCTTCTTTGTACTTCTGTTTCGCGGCCTGCACCTCGGCCAGAACCTGCTTTTTGGCAGACTCAATCAGGGCGTTGTGCCCTTTATCGACGGAACCCTTGAGCTTCTGGTTCTCTTCGACGAGAACTCTTGCGTATCGCTCCAGCTCCTCTCGCTCGCGCAGGGCTTGTTCTTTGGCCCGACGCTCGTCGTGGTAGCCTTTGCTGAAGTGCTGAATGCGCTTCTTCACCTTGTCGGAGTAGTTCTCCAGCTCTTCGTCGGTGACTCCTTCGGGCGGGGCCGACGGCTTTCTATTTCTGTCACCCGGGGGGACGTCGTCAACAATTTCTATCTCGACGTCATCCACTTTCAGGTTTTTCTTTTTCTTACCGACGGTCTCTCTACCAACAGCCCCTTCAATTTCAAGGCGCGGATCATCAACATCCTGTTCCACTTCTATAGACGTCGTCGTCACTTTATCGGGGTCTGGAAAATCAAACTCTACCTGCTGCATTGCCATGGTTTACTCCTTATGCGCGAGAGATGGCTCTCGGATTGGGCACAATTGCTTGGATGGAATCGTCATTCATGAGTCGGTACTCTTGCGTACCAATCTTGAATCGCGTGCCTGTATTTGCTCGAAACATCACGTAGTCCCCCGGTTTACACCACGGGCCCGCGGAGAATCGGTCCTTGTCGTTATAGGCTTGATCGCCCATGTCGAGCACCAGCCCAATAGTGGAAAGGATGTACTCCTCGCGCACTGTTTTGTCGGCCTTTATCAGCATGGACTCCCCGAAGGTTTCTTCCACGTTTGGTAGCGCAATCAGGATGTGGTACCCCGTTGGTTTAGGTATAGCGGATTCAAGCGCGGCTTGCGCCGTTTCCGCCTCATCTATTTTCACTTTGCGTTTTTTCTCGAGCGCCGTCATCGTTCCCGTCAGTTCAATCATCGTTCTCTTCCATATAGTTTTTCGCAAGGTCTTGTAGTTCTCGCCGTGCCAGAGCTAGACCCCGGATTACCCCGCACGCTTCTTTATACCCCTCTAGGGTCTTAGCCCCACCAGAGGTTACAAATTCCTCATTGTCGTGGATAGCTTTCGCTATCCGGTCATCCAACACGTCAAATACGGTTTTAGCCACGGCCACTCTCCGGCGTTTGCGCTTTAGTAAGGTCCATGATCGCCTTGGCTTCATCCAAGTTCTGTCGTGCGTCAGCTTGATCGGTCATCGCGGCAATACGTGCGGCCTCCAGAGTTGAGGTAGCCTGCGCCTTCTGGGCATCCAGCTGCAGTCTAGCAGCTGCTAGTTGTCCGTCCGTCTGGTCTTTCTGGCCCTTACGCTGCTGCTCCGCTGCTTTAATCTGCAGCTCTTGCATCTGCATCTGCATGATCGGGTCTTGCGCCTGTTGCTGGGCTGCTTGCTGCGCAGCTTGTGCCTGCTTCTGCTGGGTGTTCTGCTGGGCAGCTTCGGCAATCATGCTGGACAACTTCACTTCCAGCTCTTCTGGCAACTCAGCATTTGGCGCCGGCATTGGTGCGCCCAGCGCACTTTCTATCTGCTGTCGATACGAGAACGCAATATGCTCGGCAATGTGCGCAGTCAGCGCCCCCATCATTTGCTGCGCTGCAGGGTTCTGCCCCATAAATGCAGCGATCTGCGGGTCTTGCATGAACGACTGGTGCGTAGCGATGTGCGCGTCGTGGTCTTGAGTGATAAACGCTTTGACCGGCTTGTTCACCAACACGTTCATGTTCTCGCTGACAGGGTCTACCGGTTTCATGTCAGCGGTTGTCGGTATGATCTTGTCCGCATTCTTAACCCCCAACACCTCGATCATCTGCCTGTGCAGCTGCGGCAGGTCGTAAATCTGCGGAGCCGTCTGCGACATCTGGAGCACAGCTTGGTACTGCACTACTCGCTGCGCCATCGTGCTGCTATTTGGATCACTGACCGGGATGACGTCGACCACTGCATAGTCTGACTGCTTGGCACGAGGTTGGGCACGATCTGGGGTGTACGTATACT